AACACAGTGACCGTACCATCTGACGCGATAGAGCATAGGGAAGTACCCATGACCCTGTAGCAGATGCCGTCACGTTCGATACCACCGCGATTTACGCCCGGTCCTTCGCCATGCTTCACCAATCCATCTGCCGGTCTTAGATAGCCGTTGCTGATGCCTGACTGCTTTGGAACAGGTATAAGATTGACAGGGTAGCTCGTGCGTATCTCTGCCTGCTTGTCATCAGTGAATATACCGTTGAGAATGGGTATCTGCATGCTAGTACGACTTTTTTGGTTTTGGTTTCTTCGCTGACTGCTTAAATGCCTTCGCTGATGGAGCGCCTTTGGCACCGGCCTTTCGCATCTTCTCGCCTGAGCCTGCCTTTATTCGCTTCTTTTTAGCCGCAATATTTGCGTACAATCCCTTCTTCGCCATTATGACCTCTTTGACTTAGTGCCTGCACACTTCCAACGTTTACGCGATAATCTTAGCGGAGAGTTTGGGTTAGAAGCGGCCTTCGGGTGCTTCTTCATCTGACCAGCAGATCTGGCGCAGTATGCGTCACCCTTCTTGGTTCCGGCCTTAACTCTAGGACCGCCGCCCTTAGCCTTACCCGCCTGACCGTAGGAAACCTTCTTCCCAGTAGACGTAACCTTAACCTTTGCCTTACCCCGTCTTGGTGCAACCATTATGGTAGTGACTCCGATGTCATGCTAACAACAGCGGACGCAAGAATATTAGTTGTGTCTGCCGTCTCTGAAATTTCAATCGTGCAGTTATTGGTCAGGTAGCCGCCAGATATTGACAGACCCCAGTATCTGGTGGTCACTAAAGACACCCACGATCCGGTCGGAGCAGATCCGGCCTCGTTAATCGCGTCACCACTATTCAGCGTCAATCGGATTGAGTAGTCTGCGGCAACCCCTGCGCCGGTCAGCCAGTTGTAATAGTCCGGCGTACCTGATGTGATCGTGACGTACCCAGTATTCGCCGCACTAAATCGCACGATGGAGGTAGCCGGGTCAGTTACCGCATTGAAGTAGGACGCATTCTTTAAATACGCGCCCAACGCAGTAGATGCAGTAGTGCCAAGCCCAGTACGGGCCGCAAAGCTCATGACAGATCCTTCAACATAGAAGCGTACCAACTCGTGCCAAGGTAGGTGATTACCAATAAATCAACAGCGTTTGCGTTAGTAGACAACGTCTCTGCCGTACCACCGGGCCATTTAAAGGCAGCAGGCCAAGCCATCGTTCGACTACCTGTCGCGTCCTGAGTAAACAGCATGTTGACTGTCTGACCCTGTGCAGGTCCGGTCAACGTCAAAGTAGCCACGTTCTCAGTGAGTGTACTCGTAAATACGTTGCTCTCTGTCATGTTGGCAGTCAGCGTACCACCGCTGCTAGAGACGGCAACAGGCGCAGTCTGCGCGTGGCCGGTAAAGTTAGCGCCGTCAATCGTTGGGTCTGTGTTGAATACAGATTTACCCGTACCAGTTTCATCAGTCAACGCGCTCGCTAAATTTGCGCTGCTTGGAGTACCCAGAAATGTCTGAACGCCTACGCCAAGACCCGTTAGGCCAGAGGTGGGCAGACCAGTACAGTTGGTCAGTGTGCCAGAGGTAGGCGTACCCAGTATCGGCGTTACCAGAGTAGGGGAAGTGTTGAACACTGCCAGACCTGATCCGGTCTCATCGAGGAGCGCCGTAGCCAACTGTGCGCTTGTCATGATCAGCGTATTATCAGCTAGGTTTATTGTCTTGTTGGTTAGCGTCTGAACCGCAGTCGTAGTAACGACATCAACACCGCTAATCTGCAAGCTGTTAACGATGGTATACCATGTTTGTTGAAGTTCGTTAAAGCGTATCGTGAACGAACTACCCGCGCCAAGTGAGGCAGGAACGCCAACCAGTGTCCCGCCATTGCCGTTGATCGTCAGTGCGCTAATCGTCTGAGTAGAGATAATGATAATCTCTTGACCGTCATAGCAGTCAGCGACAGGTGGCAGCGTCACAGATCCGGCGGCGAATGTGCCGGTCGGGTTCATGATCAGCCAAATGCTCTGTGATGCAGCGGCCAACGCAATGTTAAACCCAGAGTTAGTGGGCGCGTTAATGACTACCGTGTAATTGGGGTCAGCGAAAGTGGTCTGGAAGTATTCGACCAGAGTCGTAATAGATGCCTTTCGAGCGTCACCGTTGCTTGTCGCATAAACTGGCAGTTGATCGCCACCGGATAGGGCGTTAATCGTTGGCAGTTGGTTAATAGTGGGCATGTCAGCCTCCTAGTTGTATTCTAATGGACCGTCATCGCCAGCTAAAACAGGATTAACCGGTCTGCGTAGGTAGTTATCGTCGTAGTTGCGCCAAGGCTTAGTACCAGCACCCGCAGGCATGGTCCTTGGCAGTTGCTGCTCGTGTGGCTGCGCGAAACTCATCACAACCGTATTGTACGCCATCTTAGCGATGCCCTTGGTGTCAGGCATGATCGCCTTACCGAAACTTGGCGCAATCCGAATGCCAAGGTTAGTGTATATCGCTTCGTTCGCTAGATCCGGCACATACGTCTGCTCGTCTAGCCTGCTGTCTTTTGGGGAACTGGGCAGTGGATAGCCCAACCGTAAACCTTTCGCGTTCCACTCTGCCAACATCGCGTCTAATTTACGCAGTGCTGACTGTAACTGTTCTGGCGTGAGGTCGAAAACGTAGGACGCTAATCCTATCTCCTCAAACGCCTGCTCGATGTACTCTCGCTTGGTCCAACCCATGTTAAGCTCCTAGCGCATCTTCTATTTTTTGCGACAGCTTATTATCTGATGTTCTGCCGTCAAACTTCAAGCCTAATTGATCCGCCTTCTCTTCTAGTTCAACTCGCATGGGCGGCGCGTTATCGTCTGGTATTGCCGGACCCTTCGGAGAAACAGCCTCTATCAGTGTCTCTGACCAACCTTCTGCTAATCTCGCGTCTAACTCTTCTTGAGTGTTCACTGCAACGTATGAGTACGTCTTGCCTTCCGGTCCAAAGTGATCGCCGGGAGACTTGTAGACTAAAGTTGGAATCATTTCTTCGCCTTTTTCTTTGCCCGTCTTGCCGTGTTTAAGGCAATGGCAATCGCCTGCTTCTTTGGCTTGCCAGCCTTCCTTTCTGTCTTGATATTCTTGGAAATTGTCTTCTGAGAATAACCTTTCTTCAGCGGCATAAGCCCTCCTGAAATTAGGCGAGGGAAAACCCCCGCCCAGTTTTCACGCTTTCTACGTCTGTGAGAACAACATGATGCCGGACATCTCTGGCTGCTTGTTCACCACACCGAACAATGTGTCGCACCGATACTTGGTGGTCATTGTGTTGATGTCGTAGAACTTCTGCATAACCAGCTCAATGCCGTTATCAGTTGTACCGCGCAGTACCGCAGCGCCTGCATCAGCGGGTACAGAGTACCGACCGGGCAATAGCTCCAGTGAATCACGCTGCCAGAACGGGTTAACAGATGTTGTAACCGTGTTCAGGAAGGTGATAGCCGCAGCAGCAGCGCCAGTCACGATGCAGTTCTGGTACTGAGCAGCAGCATCAGACGCGACTTGGTTTGAAATAATCCCCGGAGAGATAACCATAGTCGTACCGTTCGTTACCGAAATAACGCGGAAAGTCTTGAGCTGTCCAGTAGACTGCTTAGTGATGTGATGACAAGCTTCAACACCCGCGATTGTAAACGCATCGCCAGCCGCTACACCAGTAGTGCTAGAGATAGTTACGCTCTGGGTTCGGTTGTCAACGTTAGTAGTACCGCCAGTAACAGCCTGAGTAGCAGCAGGAACTAGGTAGTTCGTTGCAGCGTCTCGAGTGTCAATGGTCAGAGAACCACCGCCAGCAGCAGCAGTAAGACGGTTAGCGTAGTCAAGCTTCAGTGTGTCGAAACCTGCAACCATGCCAACTCTTGAACGCTCGTAAGCTGAATCAGACTTTTCGTTGCCGAAAGATCGTGAGGCTTTGGAGAGGTCATTCGCCATACCGTTGTAGTCACGGCTAGACAGTGCTAGGTGACGGTCGTAGTCGGGAACACCCTGCTCGTTCATGATCGCGTCACACTGGGCAACGTCATCATAACCAGTAGCAGCGGCAGTACGCTTAACAACCAGAGTGCCTTGAGCGGCAGCAACGTCCATGATCGCAACGTTGATGTCTGAGGCAAGCTTGTTCTTAGCGGCTGCACCTAATCGGTCTTCCTGCAACGCATCACGCAATTCGAGCGCGTTCAAAGTGAACGGCACAGCCTTGCTGTATGAGATGCTAGAGGGAACTGCCAACTGGACGTAGTCGCTGTACAACGCGCTAATATCAGTGCCGGGAGCGGCATTGATTGAAGTGCCGATGTAAGGCATTGGTCGCCAGATGGTGTCGTTAGTACGTTCCATCATTACCTGATCAGTAGTGTAAATACCGACATTCTTGGATAAAACTAGAGCGTCTTGAAAACCCTCTAGGATGTTCTCGAACGCTACGCGTTCTTCTTTGGAAAAGCTATTAGCCATGATTGGCTCCTTTAAATTTATTTAGCCGCTTGTTTCTGCGCTCGTTTGTAGGCCATGACCTTATCCATGTTACCTGATTTCGAGGCTTCTTCTCGCAGTCGTTCTAGGGTTGAGTCCACAGCACCCTTAATTGGGGCCGTTGCCGAAACTTTACTTTCGGGCCGTGTTGCTGCCTTACGATTTGAAATCTTCAATTGACTCTCCAATTTTGCAACCGCAAAGGCAAACTTTACGGGATCATCTATCTGTGCCAGTTCCTTAGCCTTTTTCGGGTTTTTACCCAGAGCATAGATCACCAACGCAGGGTCTTCAGCACCTTGAATCATTACGCCTTGCTGAACCACATTGAACGTTTGCTGCGCAACTTCTTCAGCATCGTCGTAGTCTCGCACCTTCAGCTTAGACTTTGCATCAGCATAGCCCTGTAGCTGTTGTTGCCAAGCATCAGCCTGCTGTTGTTCAGCCTGCCTCGCCTGTGCCTGTTGATCGTCTACTGAGCGTTTCCGCTCGTACCAATCAGCCAGTGACGCTTCATATTTATCGGTGTCGTAATCGTGTTGCTCAAGACTTGGTTTGGCCCCTAGTGTGACAACTGGATTGGTCTCAGTAGTCTGGTGGACCTGTGCCTCTAGTTCACGATTTCTTTTCTGTAACTCCCTGTGTGACTTTCTTAACTCGCGGACCCATTCAGGTGCGGGTTCTGGTTCTGGAGGTGGCGGTTCCTCCCCTATGGATACAACTATGTCTTCGGATTCCTCTTCAGGTTCTTCAACCCCGCTTGGATCACCATCGACATCTTCGTCTTCAGTGACTTCCTCAAGCTCAAGTTGCTCCTCCTCAAGTGTTTCCTCTTCCTCAAAGTCGATACCCTCTTCTGCCTCATTCATGTTTCTGATCCCTATAAACTCACCCAATTGATCGGCTGGGCGGTTGCCGTGTATCAATTATCACCGTTTTATTAGATAATTACCACTTTTGGAGGTATTGATGGAATTAACACCTAAACAAAATGCAGTAGCAGACGAATGGCTAACATTATGCTCTCAGTCGTACATTCGTTACGACACCAAAGACTACTACGACCTTGTTCAAGGCATGAAAGCCAGCAGGGTGTCCAAAATCGTACAAAATGTTGTTATCAGTACCCTAATCGACGCAGAAGCTTTTCATCTATCGGAACAGTCCTCTGTCCAAGTCTAGCGGTATATGCATCTTTCGAGTCAATGTAATCTGGTCTAGATCTAGGAAATAGTTGCGGCAGCATGTCTTGCGCCGTTAATGGCCGGTCCAACTTACCAAGACCTTCTCCGGTCAGGGAAGTGTTGTATGTCATGTGCGGACCTCTAGACTTACCTCCTGACATTACCCCCACATTCTCTAGCTGCATTAAGCTAGATATGTCTCGTTGCTCAGGGGCCGTAATAATCATACGCATTTCAGTGTTAGTCAGTGCCTCATCAATCTTTTTGATGCCAGCTTTTTTCTGACTTGGACTTGGATTTGCGACCATGTTAAATATGTTGTTGATCGTTTTTCTTTGCGGACCTTTTAGTCCCGCTAAGTATTGATCCATATCTGGTGCATCGATGCCGGGGAAGTCGGGTATCGGAACCTGATCATTGCCGCTTGGCAGTTGACCTGAACCACCATTTTTGATCAAACGTTCGACATACTTTTTATCTTTCTTAGTCATGCTGTTCTGTGCGAATCGCATATGAGCAGCAGGAGCCATTGTAGGAAAATCGACCGATGTGGTTGCCATTCTCATAGGCAGAACAATCATGTCATCACCGCGATTCAGTACAGTAGATGCGCCACCGGCATCCATAGACCAAACCTCGCCGGGGTTATTGAACATGTAGTTCTCACCACCCTGCAAAGGTAACGGTTCATTAAACTCAACGCCCCTAGCCCCATAAATTATGTCACCTGCTGGCGTTCTGTCTGTCATTGTGACTAGAGCGTCACGCCCCTCGTAATCAGCTAAACTGATTGTTGGCTTATCGAACTCTACCCGTTGTGCGTCAATGGTCATCTCTTCCATTTTAGGCTGCATGAACTTTCTCGCATCCATCTCTGGAACAGCGCCGGGCCTTTCAATGCCTCTAGGCTTTTGTATTCTTGGCGCGCCCATAGCCAAAGCACCGACAGGAGCAGTGCCTAGTGAGGATCCTCCCATTAATGCTAGTCCTGCGTCGAGCGCCTCTTGCTCTACATCAAAGTCAGGCTGAGTCAAAGCTCTGCCGGGAGCGGTAAAGGCATTCGCCAACTCTGCGAGTGGCAGTGGCAGCGCGAACTCGCGCTCACCGTTAGGCATATCCCTTAACGGAAGTATGTTAAATCTTCCTTCTGTTTCTAGAGGTTTTCTGAATATAGAGTCTTCGTCCTCTACAATCTCTGATGGACGCGCAATAGCACCATACGGTGTCATTCGGTAGTTTTCAGCGGCCTTGTTTGTCAGTGTCTGATTGACAATCTGCTCTGACAGTTCGCGCATTGAAGCCATTACGTTTCCTCTTGGAAGCTTTTCGAGGTGTCCTCGCCGGTTGCCCTAGCCAGCATAGCAGCGGCCACTGGTATTGCTACGCCGTATTTCTTGGCGATGCTGATTAGTCTGTCATCAAATATGACGTAGTTCATTGACTGCTTGTCTGGAGACTTGTGCCGGGTGAATGCGTCAGCGTATCGGATGCCTTTTACGCCTTTTTCAGCTAACTCGTATTCTGTGCCATCAATTGTACCCGCGTTGATTTGATCCATGTTTGACATGTATCTCATGCCGGTCATCTCATCGTTAACGATGTTGTTACGATCACCGTCAAAATAATCATCAACGATCTTTTGATCGACAGCATCTCTGTTCGCGTATACAGCGTCTCTTACTTTTTTGCTCTGTTGGCTAATGGGCTGATACCAATCGAGCAGTTCGTCAGGTTCTACGTCGATGTTGACCTCGTACATGCTGCCAAGATCTGGGCCGTATTCCTCAATCTCTTCTCCGACCTCAGCAGCCAACCCTCTGTAATCTTCGTCGTAATCAACGTCCGCTGCTAAGTCTTTAAAATCTTGCGGTGTTTCGTTTAACATCGCTCTCTCATACATTTCCATGCGAGCGTAGTCCTGATTGCTCTCCGCATCTTTGTACTTGCCCATCAACCAATCTTCGTAGTCTAGGTCTCGAGGTGTTAACTGGTCTCGATACTCTTTCGCCACCTTTTCGTTCTCAGCAAAATACAATCCACGGCCATACTGCTGTGCGCCTTCGCCAGTATCGATATACTCAGTGCTGAACCGATCAAAACTTTGCGGTGTGCCGTGGTATGCCTTGATACCCTTACGGATCTGAGACGCGGCAGGCACAAATGGCACAACACCGGCAGCACTTAGAATATAGTTTGGTATGTTTCTGGACTCAGGGTCTCGCATGTACATGTCAACGTCAGCGGCCAGACCCGTAACATCTCCGACCACAGGAACGGGGCTTGTGATCAACGCAGCAGCGTCTAGCGGGGACATCTGGTCATCAGCACCGTAGCCAATGTTGAGAGGTTCGCCGGTAGAGTATGGACCCCTGTCCATTACTTCAGCGTATCGTTCTGGT